TAATAGAGACTTGGAAGAAGGAGAAATAATAGAAGAAGGAGAACAAGCCACATCCGAACCGCCTCCAAATTCCAAAGAGATCTTATTAAAATTGGGCGACATTATATTAATTAGCGACCCTACAAATGAAATACTTAATGATAATGTGTTTTTAATTGAGTATATTGACTCCAAAAAGGTAAAATTAATAAACAGTGAAACATTGGAAAAAACTATTTTGCCCATTTCTTCTACGGGAGTAATCGGCGACGGGTCAATACAATCTATTAAAATACTTAGTAGTCATCCTAAAAACGGATATGCGCGACAAAACGATTTATTGCCCGGCACATGGATTAATATCTATTTTGGAGGAGAGATGCCCATGGTTATTACGGGTAAAATCACTAATTTGGAGGAGGATATGATTGAGGTGAGAACTACCGATGGCGATACTATATATATCAATTTTGATTACCACGGCATCCCGGATGATTTACCAATAGAAACGTTTGAAATCCGTCCCTCTATAAAAGAGCCAACTGTAGAATTAAATGCCGATGAATTGGTTGAAATGGGACAAGAAGAAGAAGAAGAAGAAGCGGAACAAATACAAATACTACAACCACAGAAACAAGTAGGTCCCAATAAAACTAAAACTAACAGTATATTCATTGATTTTGACGACTTGGTATTTGGCGAGTCCGTCCATGTGGAAGAAATGGTGAATATAGAAAAGGAAAAATACCGTTTCAATATAGGAACTCAAACAAATGACCTATTGGAGGAACTCATTTCTGAGGTTCCCGCCAATAAACGCACTAACAACGTGTTAAACAGTATTCACATTATGATTACACGGTTTATACAGTTGCGTCAAACAGCGTCTACATTTGACAAACACAACAATATAGATGGAATAATAAAAAAAACAGCCGAGGACAGACCATTAGCCGATTATTTGGCCGAATTCAAAAATACGCTTTATTGGGTTTTGTTAGTGTCTAAAAATATCAAAAAAATATATCCAATAAAACAGCAACAAAATCACAGTGGACAAAGCAATTTTGACGATTATGAAGAAATTTTACAAGACGAAAATCTTATCGCAATGGAAGCATTATTTAAAAACTATAGGTCAAACCAAGGCGTTGAAGGGCAAAACAAATACAGCAACTTATATTACTCTTTGGACCCCTATTTAACGCCGTTTTTTAATACACCCATATCTGAAAACAACAGTGTTTTCACGGACCCGCGCGGAATTATAATAGAGGGCCAAGTTGCGACCAATATTCATTCTATAGTGGACTCACTTGGCAACGACGAGTCCACGGTTGTAGCCGAGTCGGCAATAGCCAATCGCAGATTTGTTATACAAAAATATAATTTGGGGGAAACGCGATTACAAGCGCCGAATTTAAAAGGGTCAAATATGATAGCCCATCGTGTTAAACTAACAAATAATGATACGATATCGGTAAGTTCCATTTTGACACTACCAGAGCCAACAGTGCGGTTTTCCCAAGTGAATTTGCCTAGTTCCAATTTGTTAGTTAGGGCGAATCTAAACTTGGAGTTTTTGAATTATTGGCAGTTGCTGAAACAAAAAACACAAATTACACCTATAACCATTGACGGTCTAGACAACGAGCTAGAATATGATGACAGCAATTTCGTGGATAATATTAAACAATATTTTTTAAATTTGACCGAATATGAGAAGCCAGAGGATTTAAGTAATTTAGATATTTACAAGATATTTTTGCGCACTATAATTCCAAAAATAAGGGTCTTGTTTTCCTTAGTAAAAAAATACATTAAAGGGCGCCTATCTTTGGTTGAAGTGGTCAATTATTTAGAGCCGTTTATGATTTATACGAGCGATTTAACATATATGCAATATAAAGAAATCAACACATTTATTTTGGATAAAATAAGGGATTATAATCGCGTTTATCGTGAATATAATATTGCTTTTTCCAATCTCAAATTTTTAAGGTCAATTGGTAAGCGACGGATTACAAGCGATAACGAAAAATACGTATATTATAGTCCGCTATATGAGGTATTGGACCAAGATATTGACACATATATTAAAACTATGGTTTTTGAACATTATGGAATAAATGATTTAAGCCAAATAAATTGTTCACCGTCTGAATTTTTAAAAAAAATAACGGTTACCGATTTTGGCAATTTATTTAATACAGCAGTGGCACTAACAAATATTCAACTTATGTATCCTACTGCGTTAACATCAATTTTGGACGCGGACAAGGATAGGTTAGCCAAAATTATGGAAAAAGACAAAGACCAAAGCAAATGCGCTACCTTTATTATTGCCAAAAAGTATTATTCTGTTGCGGGATTAGAAGAGGACAATAATAAGCCCATATTTTATGATAAGGATTACGATACTACAAATTACAATCTAATTAATGATAAATACAAAAGACAACAAGACCAACTGAATCCCGAGGACTTTTTATTATTTTTGACAGATGAATTTGTAAAAAAGCACAAAATGGACGAACAAACCGCCGAATATATGGCGACTACATTAGTGAATCAAGCAAAGGCGGTTAGAGAGGGTGATTATGCGCTATTAGTTAATACAGATGACGACAACTCCCCGCGAACATTGGATTATTACGTGCGCAATAATAATATTTGGGTTCTAGATGACAAGGTAGACCCTAATTCATTTATTGAAGATAACGATATTTTATGTAATTTGGAATTCTCATGTATATACAATCCACAAGAAAAAACAGAGGATAAATGCGAGTCGGTTGCGGTTGCCAAGGACAAGATTGTCAACAACGCACTGAAACAAGTGATGGACCAATTTGATAAGAAATACGATATTTCAAAAGACGAATTAAACACCCAAATAAAAAAGCATCTAGAGTATTATACCAAAATATTTGATAAATTACAGAATATAAAGAGTGTAGAGTTTTACAAATACAATAACCAAAAATATAATTTGGGTATGGAAATCGCAGACGAAATGAAGGCTAAAGTGGTGTCGCCATATTCAAAGCTGCGCGATTTAATAATGGGACAAAATGATATTGTAAAGAGGCAAACCGATATTATTAGATTTGTTAGTTTGTATTGTCGTGAGGGCAATCCCGAGATACCCAATATAAACGACGGCGAAATGGAAAACGAATGGTGGCTATATTGTAGAGAAACAAATACAAAATTGCTGCCCAAGTTTGTCCATATATTGGCCGACACCTTTATATCCAAAAACAGTCAATATAATGAAGTGTTGGAGGACTTAAAGAGGCGCATAGGTAAAATAGGCGACGACGGCGATGCGTGGGTGGACGAGCATAGCGGCGAAGTGATTTGTTATACTGATTACGATGAAACCGAGGGCTACAAAGACGGATTTATAAATAGAAGTCACGATGTCTTGGTCCAAGACATAGGTGACGTAATTGTAGAAAATCAGATTCAGAGGTCTCAATCTAAAGATAAAGACCAAGAAAAAATCAAAAAGCGGCTAAGCGCGGAAGGTCAACTAACATCCAATATTATTAGTGTTTTATCGGTAAATATGGGAATAAATATAGAAGATTCGCGAGATTTTATAATTAAAATAGTGACCGAATTGATGAATGATACAGATATAATAAAGAAAGAGCCCGTATATAAAAAAATGGAGGAGGAAGCGGCGAAAAAGGGTAAAAAGTTGCCGAGCTATTCAACCGTCTATGGATCCACACTGATGTATCTGACATTGGGAATGTATTTGATAGCCATTCAAACCAGTATTCCATCCATTCAAACGCGGAAAACGATGCCGGGGTGCGTGCGTTCCTTTATGGGGTTTCCTTTGGGTGGAGAAGGTGACGATAGCGGGCTAAATTATGTGGCATGTGTCGCACTAAAAAGCCGCGATCCAAGCACATTGCCGTGGAATGTGTTGCCAAAAAATGAGGAAAAGATAGAAGCAACTACCAAATCATTTATAGTACGCTATTTGCTGCCCCTAGGCGATGTAAGGCAAAAAATGACGGAAAAAACGGAATACTTATTGATACAAGGGGATCAAGAGATACCACAAGAGTATAACGTGGTAAATTGGAAGAATTTTTTGCCACCGTTAAGGCGATTCCATATACGAAACTTGGAAAACATCGGTGACGGATTTATGGAGGATTTACAGCATAACATTTTCACGGGAAATCATAGGCAATTAGAGAAGTTGTTAGTGGTAGAGTCAAAAATAATTGGGTTTTCCTTGGCAATACAAGAAGAAATACAGCAATTGGTTGATAGGAAGAATCTATTGTTGAAATCGGCGGGGCAAATATTTATGGATAATGCGTGTTGTAATGAAGCGGGGAAAAATTCGCTAACTAGCTTTAAATATTTCATAAATGAAAACCGAAATATTGAACAATATAATAATATTGTGTATCATTTGTCCGGGTTATTAAATGATGTTAAGATACTAACAAAAAGCGCAATGATGTTATCAGAAGTGGATACGAAACGTGTATACTCTGTCATATCTACGGCGTTTAGTGAGGAAACGATATATTATGCGTTCATTAGTCTGTGTAAATTTCATTCATCGGTGCCATTGGACGCTGAATTGTTGCCGATTTGTCGTGAAAAGCCCGACTACCTAAGTAAGATGGAGACAATCCAAGAAAAAATAGCCAAACTAAAGAGAGACGGGCGAAACTATACAGAACAGCAGTTTTTGAGATTGTTTCAAATAGTATGCCGCCATAATATAATACATATTTCGCTAGAAAAGACAAATAAAAGTTGTATAGAACGAATCAACAATGTACTAACAAAATTGGATAGGGAAAATAGCGAAACCGTGCCAAAGGTATTTATTCAGCGTTTAGAAGCATTGATAGAAAATTATGATGTGACAATGAGAGAAGACAGTAAAGATATGCGATTAATGAAGGATTATTTGGCCGCGTCAAATGAATCCATGAAGAGGGAAATAAAAGATTTTATAAGAAGTAAAGCAAGAGTAAGTAGTTTAGAATTGAAAAACATATCTAAATTCATTGATGAACTAACAATATGGAAGGCGGATCAAATGCCTAGAAAATTGGATATAAAAATAACGGATGACACACTCAATAATTACACCACTTATTTTAAGAATATGGTATCATTGATATCGGTTGTGTTTCCCAATATGATTATAAATAAACAGACGCAGAGCATAAATCCGCCAAAATATTGGGGTGTATCGCCCATCCACGCAACCGATATAAAAGAGATGGTGTCGTCCTTTTACAAGCCATTAGACCGATTTTATGGCAATCCTACCATTATTAATGTGTTGAGAGAAATAACGCAAACCACAATGGGAATAAACAAATTGGCCAAATATACACCGATTTTAAACGCAATAAAGATAGCGGAAGAAGAGGTTTATACTGTATTTGACAAGCGAATGGTTACACTCTTGTATGAATATTATTTGCTAAGTGTCTTGAACGAGTACATATCTTTAACCAAGGATCCGTCGGTAGTGAAACGAATGTTAGTAATACCTAATACGGGTTCATTGGACCAAGACGAATCCGACATATTTAGTGGTGACGTGTTAGTAGAGCAGCAGCTCAGATTGGGGGAACAAGAGCAAGACATGATAGAGGGAGATGTAATCAAGTTGAAGCAAGATGTTGCCAATTTGTTAGTAGGCTTTATAAATATAATGATGAAAACGAAAAAAACAATAAATAAGTCCTACCAAGATGTAGAGGACCGAATATTCAAATTAAAAGAGGCAGAAAAACATACATTTACGGATAGGTTGAAATCAATGAGCGAAGAAGAGAGAGCGGTGGATACGGTATTAAAGCATAATAAATTGGGTCCGTTATATAGTATAGGTTTATCAAAGGGAATAAGAGAATATGATCCCGAGAATTTTGAGCATGACAAGCAAGTGGCGGAAAAGGTGGCCGAAATACAGAATAGGTTGAGGCGGGAAAGGGGTACCCAAGAAATGGATATGGATGATATGGCGAATGAAATAAATGAGGAGCATGATATAGAAATGGATTTAGCGATGGGCATCAATCGGAGTGAGGATTATGACGACGGTGACCCATGGGGTGACGAGGCAGAAAACTACGACGACTATAACTAAAAAAGGTGTAAACACATAAAAAAAAGTAATAATAATATATATGTTACGAACGTTTACAAGAAAAAATATAACTTTAGCGGCAATAGTATTATTCTTGTTAGTATTTATGGGTATTCAGTGGTTTAAACCGGCGTTCTTATACAACGAAGACGGCTCCATAAAAGAGTTTGGAATAGGATATAGAAATAAGACAATCATGCCCGTTTGGTTGCTGTCGCTGCTCTTAGGCATATTGTGCTATGTAGCGGTCTTGTATTACAATACTTTGGCGCGGTTTTAACCACGGGGGGCATTTCTTTAAGTTCAAAATTATAATATATATTTCTGAACTTAAAGCCACACATATAGCGGCATTTTAAGCCGTATAAGTAACCGAATTATTCAGCGCGTTCTGCTTGTCAACCTCGGCTTGTTGCGCCATAATTTCGTTGCGTTCGGCTTCTATTTGTTCAACGCTTTTCACGCAGCCTTTAAGCGATAGATTATAGTAGACTACCGAGGAGATGAAAATGGCGGTATACACATACCAAAATGCTTCTTCAATATTTTCTTTTTTAATAAATACGTCTAAAAATTGCTGCTGTATAGCGGCGTCATTAGTATACTGTTGTTTCATAAGCGGCATTAGAATGCCCCACATATTCATGAAATTTTCTGTATTAATTTTACTGATTAAAACTGTTTTGTCGGAGCATATTTTGGCGAGGGCCTCCGCCGTTTTTGTTAGTTTTTCTTTTTCCGCGTCACTTGAGCTGCCTTGTATAATTTTGTTAATATCGCTATCAATTAAAATAGTGCCTAATATTTCATTTGCTTGTGAAGATACTACTAAGGCACTTATCACGCTAAATGCTTGTCTCCAACCGGGAAACATGAGGAGAGCGCCAACCATTACGCCAAATACGAGCAACCAAGGGACAATAGTATATAGCGCGGCGGTGCCAATATTTTGTCCTATGGCACCACCACATTTGCTACCTATATAAACGATATTTAAGCATAGTTGGACTACCACAATAGCTACAACGTAGACTATTAAGCTTGACATATACGTACTATAGTAATTCATATATCCGTCTTCTGAATTTAATATGCCTACTGTTAAGGTCGGTTTGCCTATTGCGGGTAACATAAAATAAATAATCGTTATAATAATAGAAAACACAATTGATAATATAGATGGGTCCATATAGATAATTGGTATATTTTTTTTTTGTTTTTTACCAGTTAATAGTAATAATGAATAATTTTAATAATGCTAAACCGAAGTTGATAGAGCCCGGTGTTAGTTATTTTTTGAGCGAGAGTTTAAAACAATGTCATCAATTTAGGGAAAAATATAATAATACGATTTTTAATATTGGGCTATTTATAGGGTTTTTAGTAGTATTAATTGTGTTATTGTTATATAAATATAGAGGCAAACTAACACCCGAAGAAATAGAGCAGCGGGAAACTGAAAAAAAACAGTATATATTATCTAAAATACGAAATTACCAAGAGGCAAAAAAACGAGCACAACAAGAACTAATAACCGGGCTGCCACATTGGGAAAATGAATATGATATGATTCACGATACTATAGAAAAGAGGCTCAAATAGAATGTTTGTTAGTTGTAAAAGTTTAAATAAATAAAAAATATATTTATATTATTATGCTTGAAGAGGAAAAACTAACACCAATTGAGGCAATTGAAGAGTTTTACAGATTAAAAAATGAGTATGAAACTATACATTATGAATTAATTAAACCTATTTTAAAACAGAATAAATCCAAACGGGAAAAACGGGTTGAACTATCGCACTTACCTAAATCACCTTGCGTAAATTGTCAGCGAAATGTAGGCACTATTTTTTCTATTACTAGCGATGCGCGCGAATTTTTAAAAAAATACGTGGCAAAGTGTGGCGACTTACGTGACCCATGTCCGCTTGATATTCAAATACAATATTCTATGCGTGAAACATATGATTCAATGATTCGCGATGGTTTAGCAGATATTGAGCGAATAAAATTAGAAATTATCAAACAAAAGAATGATACTTTATTTTTTAAAGAAGAAAGCAATGTTGTTTCCGTTTTTGAAAACTTGACGGAACAATTAAAGTCATCGACAGAAAATACGGGATTAGCAATTGAATCCAATATATTAATAAATGAAAATCCTAGCAAAATTAGTTTGATAAAAAAATTAGTTGACGAATTTGGAAAAGAAATGATTGTACCATTTAAAGAGAGAATACGAGAATTTATGGAAGAAAATAATGAAATGATATTGAATCAAGCAGTTAAATTTTATGTAGAAGAAATGGTGCCTAAATTAAAGCAAATACAAGAATTGAAATATGGAATTAATTTTGTTGAATATGATAAATCAACTGACTTATATACACTTATACAGCGTTCTAGCAGTTTACAAGATAAAGAGTATTGGGTTAAAAGAGATGATAAGGTAATTAAATTTGTAATAGGGCTTAAAAAGGCAAACTCAAATCCGTCAAAATCATCAAATCCGTCAAAATCATCAAATACATTAGACGATGTAGTCGATAATCAAGAAAATATAGAACAAGTAGAAGCATCAAATGAAAATATAGGCGATGCGAAGGAAAATATAGGCGAGGAAAAAGAAGCAGCAGTGCCAAGCGCATCTCGTTCAAATCAAAGATTAAACGAAAAACTCCTATTAGAAAACGCAACTGAAGCATTAGAAGAATCGGAAGCGCCAAATATGTCCGAACCTAATTTTGTGTTAAAACAATCCGTACAAGCAGAAGCAGAAGCAAATGCGGCAGCAACAGAAACGCAATCAAATAATTTACAAGAGCCTCCAATCTAAAATAATAGATATATTTTATCAAAAATATTTATATACTAAATATATGATAACTAAATACATTTCCTTGCCCATATTTTTAGTCAGTTTTGTATTTGGCCTAATATGCGTGTATTTTTTAGGCCCGGATTCTAAAAATATATACATATATCCAACACCTCAAACCTATATGAATTATCAATATAAAGACAACGCAAATCAATGCTTTCAATTTAAGCCGATTCAAACGAAATGTCCTTTAAATCCTCTTTCTATTAAAACAATACCCGTTCAATAATAATATATTTATATTATTTTTTAAAAGTATAATATACATGTATCTTAGCAAATTTGTAAATAGCTCAACCGGTAAAGTATTAATGTCAATTATTTTAGGAATAGGGTTGGCCACATTTTTTAGGGCAGTTTGTACGGGTAGTAATTGTAATATGTTAGTTGCGCCCCCAATTGAAGAGATTGAAGGACAGATATATAAATTTGACGACAAATGCTATAAAATAGATAAATCGGCAATTAAATGTAATCCCAAAAAAACAATTATTACTATGTAACTTTGTAAAAATGCGTAAATAAGTTTTTTATATCAATCTTTAGATAAATATATGGCAGAAATAAATACAACAAGCATAAATGATTTACCGACTGACCCCGCAAATGGTGGCAGTATAGGCGGTAGTGTTAGTTTGGTTGCCAATGAATCACAGTCTCAACACCAATCTATTAATTCAAATACAAATATGCCCATGTCTCTAGATCAATCAACGATTAGCCAAATAGTTAATGGATTACAGCAAGCGAGTTTAGCGGGAGCGACACAATTGCCAAGTAGAGATATACCTTTAAAGACCGACCAACTAACACATGACGAACACATACAACCCAATTATATTCCACCGGCGACTAATCACGATTATATTCTAGATCAAAACGACGATATTCAGAGATACTATGATCGTGAAAAGATGGAGAACTCGCTTGATAATATGTATGATGAGATACAAGGTCCTTTATTGTTGGCAATATTGTATTTTTTGTTTCAGTTGCCCATTTTCAAAAAATTAATTTGTAAATATTTGCCATTTTTGTGCCACAATGATGGGAATTATAATATTCGTGGGCTTTTTTTTACGTGCTCGCTATTTGGATTTATTTATTATTCATTGTCAAAAACGGTAACTTTTTTTGGGAAGTTTTAAAATGACGATAAATAAATAATAAAAACTAACATAAATATAAGACAAATTATTAAATATATATGTTTAATAATTTGTCATCAAGTATGTTAAATATGGTAATATTTGATAAACTAAAGACGGGTGATCCGATAAAGGATAGTATTTTAATAACAATTATTTTATCGACGTTTACTTATTTAACGCAAAAATTAAACATGAATATGTTTAATAATATATATTTATACGTGCTATCTATATTTAATTTGTATTCTAGAAAAGCAAAAGTAGAGTATGAGGGAAAAATAGCATTTGGAGCCAATGCGTTTGATAATCAGTTATTTGAATCCTATAATTTTAGTGATCGTTTTAAAGCACTGTGGCATTTTATTGTAGAAGATATAGAAACAAATAAATCAATCACGGCACTAAAAGAGTATTGTAGCAAGATGAATAAAGACAATTTAGATATTTATATGGTAATTCAAAATGAACGTTTTTTGATATCGGAAAAACACAAGATATATGCGTATACAACGCTAAACTCGGAAAATAATGAGGAGACAGAAAAGAAAAAATATAAAAGTATAAACAAATTAGAAAGAATAAAAATAGAATTATATTCCTATCATGTAAATGTTCAAACAATAAAACAGTTTGTTGATGATTTGACGCAAAAATACAACACCGCAGTTCAAACTATGAGAGACAATAAGCGTTTTATTTACAAACAAGTGAATACAAAATGGGAGGATAGTACATGCGAAATGTGGAGCGAGGTTCAATTTAAAAGCACGAGATCTTTTGATAATCTATTTTTTGAAGGTAAAGTAGAAATACAATCCAAAATAGATTTTTTTCTACAAAATATGGATTGGTATTATGAAATGGGTATACCGTATTCATTAGGTTTTGGGTTACATGGCCCACCGGGCACGGGAAAAACGTCATTTATAAAGGCACTTGCGAACTATACAAATCGTAATATAATTGTCATATCGTTAAAAACTATAAAAACGAGGAAACAATTGGATACTATATTTTTTGAGGATAGGTATAATAGTGACAATAAAAAGGGCAGTATTACATTTGAAAAAAAAATAATAGTATTTGAGGATATAGATTGTATAGGGGAGATTGTCATGGATAGAGATAAAAAGAAACAAAAAGAGCAAAAAGAACAATTCGCTAATAAGTCCCGAAGTGTAGAAGATTTATTGTCCTCATTGGTTGACGGAGATGACAAGCCACAAAAACAACTAGGGTGTTTACAGTTTCCAGTAGAAGACCCTATAACGCTAGATGATTTATTGAATTTATGGGATGGATTACAAGAAACGCCGGGGCGTATATTAATAATAACGTCTAATAAATATCATGATTTAGATAAGGCTTTAATAAGACCGGGGCGAATTGACATTACGTTAGAGTTGTCTTATGTAAGTAGACCAGTTATTCGTGAAATGTATAAACATTTCTTTAAGGAGGATATCGATGAAGAAAAGTTGGCGCAAATTAAAGACCGATTTTATGTTCCAGCTGAAATAGTGAATATATATTTGGATGACATTCATGATAAGAATAAATTTTTGAATCGGCTTATAGAAAATGTATCTGTCTTGGAAGAACAAAGTTAACTCTTATAGAACCAACCCTTCTTTTTCGTTTTGTTTTTTTTCGTTTTAGATTTTGTTTTTTTGGTTTTATCAGTTGTATTTTTGTTAGTTTTATCTTTTTCATCATTCTTTTTAATCGCGTCTTGTGGCCTATATCTTAAAAACCATTCATCAAACTCGGGCTTTCCGCGTTTATCTTTCAATTCTACGTATTTTTCGGCTTTTTCGGCGCGAAGCTCTTCAACAGATGTTTGGTGGCCCATACAATTCAAGCTGAAACGCTTTAATAACCCCTTTTGCGCCAATCTATTTTTTTCTTGGACTTGAAATAAATAGTTTGCCATACATAGAATCCGATCTTTATCGTAATATGGTCTGTCAGCATACAAAAATGCCAACCAAAAACTAAGCATAGTATCAATAGTCGCTATTTTAATTTCATATCCATCTTCTTTGGTTATATTATAGCTATGGCATGCGATGGGCTGATAAATAAATGCGACAGTATCTTTTCCAACCTTTATTTCATAATGAGGGGCAATAATTTCGCCAATATTTGGGCGTTCAATGATTTGTATTTTTTTAACATCAATATCCATTAATCGTTCTTTAACAATTTGTGCTGTAAGTTTAGGGTCTTCTGAAATCACATCAAAATCGGGTATTTTTTCCAATTTGTGTTGTAGTTGCTTGGGCATATAATGCGAATATTTGGACAACGCATAACCGCCAAAAAACACCACACCTTGATCAATTAAGGTATGTTGTATATTTTCATATATTATATTTGCGTCGTGTGTATTAGACATTGGTCGTTGAAACTCTATAAATTGACATTCTTTGCCCTTTAGTGGGTAATGTTTATTTAACAATGTCAATCGTTTTAGAACTTTCTCCCAACGCGACACATCACCCGCCGGTCGCGATAATTCTAAATACATTCCCATTCGCAGTAAATTGGGTGGAGCATATAGTATTCCACCAACTTTAATGGATTCGCTCTTAATCGCCTTAAACAGTTCTTTTGGAATGCTCGTAATATCAGCAACGGGTATAAAATTCACAAATACTTTAAAGGTGCCATGATGTTGTCCGGATTTAGCCTCCACTTCTTGAAAGCCGTTTTGTAAATAGATATCAACCAATTCTTTAGCGTCATTAAGCGCATCCGCGCTGTAAAAATCGTAATCGGGTATTTCAACGTCTTTGTTATAGAATTGGTCTTGTTTAGGCAAAATGGCATTAATAGCCGTGCCTCCGTAACAGACAAGCTTCTTATTTCTTAAAAAGTTTTCTACAATGCCAATGATGCGCTTAACTTCGCCCGAGTTGGCCACTTTTCGGCCTTGTATTTCCTCCGCTTTGTCAACGGCTTGACGCAAAATAGCCAGTTCACAATCGGCAAATGTTAGGCCTTGACAAACTTTATCTTCTTTAAATTTAAAATGTGGCATCTATAATAAATAAAGATATTTTATTTGCGCCCCCATCGGCTACCCCAAAAAATATATTTGCCAAAACAACTTAAAGAACGACCCCCAAAAATGGGTCCTATATATCAAACTTGTAAAAGTCGGACTGAATTGTCTGTGTTGCGTAAGCTACATTGGGTGTTTGTTGTGGTGGTAGCGGAATAGTAACTGGTATGTAGCGAAGTTTTTCGGGTTTTAGAACAAATGCTGAGCCGTGATCGTCAAAATATGCGTCATTAATGTCTAAATTTGCGTCTACAGTAGTATATTTCATTGCCAATAACTGACAACCGGTGGTAGTAAGTGCGTTGAAATAAGGGTTAGGTGGATTAGTGCCGGCATCGGGCATACAAATAGTCATATTTTGCTTATTATACTCAATTAATTCGTCGGCGACGATTTGCATAGTGGCAATATCATTATAGCGAATGGCTTTCATAAAAACGGAATTACTAGTCATATTTATGAATTTGTAGAACTCGGGGCATTCTAAATAAGCGGTATTATTTTTTTCTACAATAATAATAACCTTGCCTAATAATTTTGACATAGGCACTGCGCCGAAATTTTGTCCTTGATATTCAGAATCGTATTCTTTGCCAAGTAAAATATTATCATATGATTTCAATAGGGTGGCAAAATTTTTATACATATCTTGGTTATTGCTTTTAATGCGTAGATGGATAATAATTGGATCGCGTATATTTGGAGCGGTGGACGACGAAAACGCATAATCGCGGATAACTGTCATTACGTCATTAAACGGGAGATAATTGAATGTTTCTTTAACATAATAGCTATCACTGGTTGAAGTAGCCACAATGGGTTCGTTATCAATGGAATAGATTTCAAAATCTAGGCCTCTCACTCCTTGTTTTAACAGATTTTTTAATACTTGAATGTCAACATAGTCGTTTTTATAACTGCCTACACTGCAACAATTATATGCGGTTTTTATATAAAAATCACGCAAAGAATATTGTTCACTCTGAATGTTATCTAATGATGTTATTTTTCCGTCTAATTCGCCGTGTATAGAATTCATTTCATTAAGCCCGCGTGTTTTTAGCCCAGTGTAATAAAAATACACCCCTATACTTATTAACACTACTAGAAAAGCAGCCATTGTTAAGGTTAAACTCATCATCATTGGCGATGACCTCATGGTTGTAAATGTGTTTTTTATTGTGTTTGTAATTTGTTTTGTTTTTTCTTCCATATTATATTATATAAATAAATAATTAAAAATATATTTACATAATTATATAAAATGAGTGGCGGTGGATTAATGCAATTGGTTAGTCAAGGCCAACAAAATATTATTCTTAACGGCAACCCTTCTAAAAGTTTTTTTAAATCTACTTACCATCAATATACCAATTTTGGTCTACAAAAATTTCGGCTTGATTTTGAAGGGTCCAAAACACTTAGATTGTCCGAAGAATCATATTTTACCTTTAAGGTCCAAAGATATGCCGATTTGTTAATGGATTGTTATTTATCTGTTGCGCTGCCTAGCATTTGGAGCCCTATATTGCCTCCGCAACAAATAAATGAAGCCAGTACGTCGCAAGGGTTGGGAAATATAGAGCAATGGGCTCCGTATGAGTTCAAATGGATTGAAAATATTGGTGCAAAAATGATTAGTAAAATACAAATTACTTGCGGTAATTATACTCTACAAGAGTTTTCGGGCGATTATTTGTTAGCAGCTGTACAACGCGATTTTTCAACTGCTAAAAAACTGTTATTTAATAAGATGACGGGAAATGTGCCGGAACTAAATGACCCGGCAAATTCTAATTCTCGTGTAAATTCGTATCCAAATGCTTATTATACAGATGATCTTGCCGGATGTGAACCATCAATTCGTGGCCGTATATTGTATATTCCGTTGAATTGCTGGTTCGGTTTGAAATCGCAAATGGCATTTCCATTGACGTCATTACAATATAATGAGCTCCATATCAATATAACGTTTCGTCCAATCAATGAATTGTTTGTGATACGCGATGTGTTTGATGCGACAAACAATTATCCATATATTGCGCCGAATTTTAACTCATGGTACATGCAATTTTATCGCTTTTTACAGCCACCGCCAAATATTGAATTAGGTATTGACGCATATTCGGATCAGCGGACACTGTGGAATGCGGATGTTCATTTGAATTGTACTTATGGGTTTTTATCCAATGAAGAAGAACGTGTTTTTGCGCTTCAAGAACAAAAATACTTAATTAAACAAGTTCATGAAAAAACATTTCCTAACGTAACTGGACCAAATCGCATTGAGCTTGACTCTATTGGTATGGTGGCGAGTTGGATGTTTTATTTCCAGCGAAGCGACGTTAATTTAAGAAACCAATGGTCAAATTACACGAATTGGCCGTATGATTATTTACCGGTTAACGTTGTTCAAGCGCCTACTAGTGGCAATTTTACTGTATATCGTAGTCAAAATGGAGCATTAGTACCCGTCAAAATAGGCCCGGGTGTTAACCCCAACGGAACTTTAACTGGCATTCTAATTAACCAAACTTATAATTTACAGAATGAGAGGCAAATTTTAGTCGCATTGGGTATTCTCTTAGATGGGTTTTATCGCGAAAATATACAACCGGCTGGAGTTTATAATTATATTGAAAAATATGTTCGCACTGCGGGGGATGCTCCCGAAGGACTATATTGTTACAATTTTTGTATTCACACTAACAACGCTGATTTACAACCGTCGGGGGCCATGAATATGAGCAGATATAATCAAATACAGTTTGAATTTACTACTATTATACCGCCGTTGGATCCTTTGGCGCAAAGTTTAACCATTTGCGACCCCGAGTCGGGTACAATCATTGGCATTAATAAGCCCACATGGCGTATTTATGATTACAATTTTGACCTACACGTGTTTGAAGAGCGTATTAATATGATTCACTTTATTGGAGGCAATGTAGGACTTGTGTATGCGACTTAGTAGTAATTGTTAAAATTCTATATGGCGACTATGTATGGATAAAGGTTTAAGACAAATATGCGTTGGATGCGGGAGGAAGTGTTTCATAGAATTGTCCCGTTGCGCTAATAGTTGTGGGGTAACTGGGGGCGGCGACTTCGGCCAATCCGGTTGGCTCGTCAAAGAAAAAGTCGGGAGCGCGACCTTCCCCATATTTGTCGCGTGATTCGCGTTTTTTGTTATAATATTCTAGGCCTTTGTTAAAAGATTCGGTCCATTTGTCTACACCCAAATAGGGTTGTTGTATTTGGGAATTTATGGAATTGGGGTATGCGGGGGCGAAATCTATGCCATGATCATTATAACCGTTTGTTAAATAGCTGTACTGTAGTGATTGATTGATGCCGAGCTTGCCGGCATCTTCGTAGGGATCAGCAGCGGATTCTTCTTTTGGAAATGTGCGAGTAGGTCCGGGGTTACAACCATAACAGTCAATATCTGCGGTACATTGTTCGCGCGTAATGGCACATTGAGCTTGCGGGCCGCAGAAATTCTTACAACCGTAAGTGGTGTTAATAGGCATGTCAATAGTATGGCTATAAGCGGGTGATGTCAAATTATTATAGTCAATTACAGCATCACTAGGGTATGGGTTTATTTTTTTTGAAAATTCTTCAAATTCAGTTAGTCCTTCTTTTATAGAATAGGTATATTTATTTTTTAGAATATATGTTAAAACCAATCCTATAAGCCAAAAAAGCAAAATATACCCAAAAATATAAATAGTTTTTTGTTTCATAATATAATATAATCTAATATATTATTTTATTCATCTGTAGGATAAATTTGTTAGTTATTTATAAAATTTAATATTCTAATAATATAATTAATGTCCTCAACAGAACCTATTGACGAAAAAAAAAATGAAGGGGCTGATACATCAACTGCGAATATTAAAGGATTTGTGTTAACGTACATGTATAGTCTAATTTTTACAATTGGATTAGGCGTATTTGTACTTGGAGCAACCGGATTATACACAAGTAAAGTAGCACAAGCAAATATACTAACAAGCGATTCGGCGTTGGCTCCGTTTACCACCATAGATAGGGTGGTGGAAGAAACCCCAATAGATATCAATATTATGCGACAATATTTTGGCGCATCAGAAAAGGATACATTAAAACAAAGAGCTATTTTTGATAGCAAGTCTTTTTTACAAAGCTACAGTAATAGTTTGGTTTGTAAATTAAAAAATCTAAGTTATCCGAATTCAAGCATGTTTGCTAATGGTCCGCTGTATTGGTCAACAATTTATAACAATATGACAGCATACAATAACTGGGCGATTAATACAATATTTTTTTATCTTAGTTATTTGCCCGAGTCCATTATTATGATACTTTATAGCGCATTTGCTATAATTTTATGGATATTGCTATATATGTTTAATATATGTTTAAGTATTATATTTCACATAACTGCTATACCTCAACTGGTAAGAAATGCGACACGCGAAAATCCGAATGAATGGCAAGCTCAATCGGATATATCTTTTATAAATTTAAAGACCATATGCTTGTTTTTATGGATTATACCCGCAATATTATCATTCATTATAATACCTTTAATTACCACTATAAATGGAATAATTGCTCCATTATGTGCTACATATAGGTACGAAGGCGGAACCGATAAACAAAATATATTAAATTTTATTATTAATACGTTTGTTTATAAAAAGTTCATGTTTATGATTTTAGCATCCTTATCATTAATAAGTAACGGTATAAGCTACTTGGGTACATCTTCTATTTTAATCATTTTAATAGCCATTATTATACTTTATTTTTTAGGATTTTATAGCAATACAATGCCAAATGAAGGCGAAAATGGGTTTGTTAGTGGGTTCCGAAAACCATTTACTCAATTAAAAGCCGATGTAATATATACAACCAACTCAAAAGGAAATAAGGTGGCAAATGAAATTATAATATGTCCTCCTCCTTCAAAAATTCCAACCGATAAAACTATCAAAAAAAGCTCAACGACCGTAACACATGATGTTACGAATGCGTTGGAGGAGTTGCGGGCAAATGAAGATCTCGCTACTGTTAATATAACTACACCAACTAATAAGCCGTCTGTGGTAGCAACTGACGTTCATAACACATTGATTCCTAATACTGTCCCCGAACCACAACAATCGCCACTGCCACCAACACCACTGCCACCAACACGACTGCCAATAAATGATATGGATGTATCTGATAAAAACGCTCCTTCGGACCAAAATCAAAATATTATTGCTACTCAAAAAGGGGGTAAAAAACCTCGTATTAAAAAATACAATATTAAATTAATATAGACTAAAATAATATAAATGGAACTATTGTTAGTTTAATATATGAAAAAGAATAATAATCAATACCCATTTGTTAGTGTATGTACTCCCACATTTAATCGTAGACCATTTATTCCGTATATGATTAAATGTTTTGAGCGACAAACTTATCCCATGGATCGGATAGAATGGATTATTATTGACGACGGAACTGATCCCATCGGAGATTTGGTTGCGCATATTCCGCAAGTTAGATATTTTTATTATGAGAAAAAGATGTTGTTAGGTAAAAAGAGGAATGAAATACACAAAAAGAGTAAAGGCGATATTTTAGTATATATGGATGACGATGATTATTATCCGCCGCAACGAATATCCCATGCGGTTGAAATACTACAAAGTAATCCAACAATTTTGTTAGCGGGTGCCTCAGAGATGCATATTTATTTTGACAAATATGATAAGTTGTATCAATGTGGACCCTATAAAGCGAATCATGCTACAGCGGCAACATTTGCGTTTAAGCGGGAACTATTAAAAGAAACGAGATACGACGAGGAAAATGCGCTAGCTGAAGAGACTAAATTCACGAAAAACTATACTATACCACTTATTCAATTAGACACATTAAAGTCAATATTAGTGTTTTCCCATCGCCACAATTCGCTGAATAAAGAAAAACTTTTAGAAACACCACAACAATGTAAAATAACTGATTCACGTTATAGCGTCGCCGATTTTATTCAAGACGCTGAGTTGCGGAAATTTTACACGCACGATATGAACTATTTATTGGAGAATTACGAGCCCGGACGCCCCGAAAACAAGCCCATATTAATGGCTCAAATTAAGGCGATGGAAGAACGTCGTGAGCAAGTTATTAAAGACCAACAAAAGTATTTGGAATTACAAAAAATATTTAATGCCAAACCACAATCTGAAGCTAATATGGAAAAACAGTTAGAAGAAAAAAATATAATTATCAGTGAACTATTAAAAAAGGTGAAACAACTAACAAATGAACTAGCGGAACTAAAGGGCGGTGCTGCTACTTCTTTAAGTAGGGGCTAATTTATAATATTTTTTTAAAAAGGCTTAAAGAAGCGTACCAAGCAACTCTCTCAGATTTGTCCCATATTTGTTTATTTTGGTTAATATAGAATTGGCGCCTATTATTTTTATTAACGTAATACCATATCCCGTTGTCATTAAGATGCTGAATTATTTGGTTATCACTTGTCAGTTTATCACTTGTCAGTTTATCACTTGTCAGTTTATCACTTGTCAGTTTATCACTTGTCAGTTTATCACTTGTCAGTTTATCCATTGATAAATAATATAAATATATTTTTTATATTATTTTGACACATATATGGGTCCTTATATATATTGTTAAAAGAGCATCTGTCTTTAACCCTCCCTTAAATATATATTATAAAAGTGCTTAAAAACGATCCGCTATATACAATTATAATAATCCCGACAATATGCCATACGAAGAATACTACAACCCTACAGATAATGAAATTTACAATGAACCAAATAGCAAAACTGTAGCAGAGGAACTTAAAAAGCTGGATAAACAGTATCAGAAGTATGTGAAGCCCGTTTTTAAAACGTGGCGAGACGGTAAATATTATAAAAAACCGACAATTGAATGCTATGGTAGCGGACAAATTGGCAGCCAAATCCGTAACGCAGTTACCGGACAGTATTACCCATATAGAGTAGGCAATAGGGAAGAGGATGAGTTATTCAAGGTAATAGATGCGGTTGGACGTGAGGGGCGCAGTGACCCTCTTATGCTCTACTATGATTCCCCGGAGCAATACGAGAATCATCAGTTTGTTACAGTGAGCCAATCAGTTAAGGAGAAATGGCATAAACGAGTGGCGCGTTAAATTGATATTATTACTGATTGGTTACATTTATAATAAAAAAATTGATTTTTATTTTATTAAATTATAATAATTAAAATCAATATTGAATTACTTATTACCAATGCGTTTGAAATTTACATTAAAAATGACGACGGTTGAATGTGTTATTTGTTTAGAGGGGTGTCAACAGTCAGAAAGTGATATTAAATGGTATAACTTTTATTTGCCACAAAAATCAGTAGCACGTTATATGGGTTTGTCGGCGGTATATGATTGTAAATGTAAGTTGGTAGCACACAATGATTGCTTGCGCGGCGTTTTAAAATGTCCGACATGTAGGAGGCAAATTAGTATGGATCAATTAGACGACACCTTGCGATACAATAGGAACGAAACGAAGCTAGACAGATTCATAATAGAGATTTGTCCTTCTTATTATTACGATTATATTGCTCCATTAAAGGAAAAGGATGAATACGCAGTAGTCGGACTATACGAAGCGTTTCAAACATCGCGACAGATTGACTGGCATTTAGTGATGATTTGGCATGCCGTCATTGTAATAATGGTATTCATCTGCCTTTATAGTAAATTGAATTGCGACGAACAATACGAGATATGTTTAAAAAATTATAGACAAACATCTCACTTACAATGCTGCAAAACCCTAAAATCACAAGAGAGCGATTGCTATAATAGCTACAAAGACAGTTTAATGTTGTCACTAACTATAACGACGCTTGGTCTTACGATGGGATTTACAGTCATGATTATTGCGTATTCTATAAAATTTATAATGCTAAGGGGGACTTTAGCATTATACTATGCGTTCATATGCGCAGCATATTCGGTTATGTATTAACATTGATTTAAACCGCATCATCCTCATCCTCAATAACGATATCCTCTGTTTCCGCAGCGTCTTCTTTAATATATTTGTCTAAATAGCGATAAATACGATTAATATCCAATTTTGATACATCATAGTTTTCAAATACTAAATTTAAATCCTCTATATTTGTATTTTTTTTCAAATCTAAAAAAAACGCAAAAATGTCGCCCTTGTCCATGGACAACCCTTGGCACAAATTTTGGATAAATATGGAATTATTATATTCAGTTGAATATTTTGTTAATACCTTTGTAAATCGTATATCATTTAATACCATTTTTGGTTTTTTTTCAGTATTTGCTAGAGTTGTATGATAATATTTATTGTTCTTAAATGTTTTAATTAATGAACTCATCTCATTGAATTGCCATATCTGCTTCTGAAATGTAATGCGATCAATGTAGTCGGCGAAACAAATGTTATCTAACATATTTAGATACATTGGTATCGCTGTTTCCTTCTTAAGTTTCTCCAAATTATCTATTATATTTTCGTGCCATAGCAGTCCTACAATAGTTCTATCCGCCTCATTCATTATTGTTAAATGGTCTTCAATTGCGTAATTATTATTTATTATTTTTTTGGCAATTTTTCGCGTATCATCATTGAACGTCTTCATACAAAAAATATTTTGTATTATATTGCTGCTAAATATTTTCGGATTGTTAGTATACAAATCATATATGACATTTAATTTCCTTAAATCGCCTTGTATAATATTTATTACACATTTTGTTACAGTAGCCGCTATATTTGGCATTAATCTATTAAATAATACTAACAATTGTGGCACCGTCGGCGTTTTCAATTCTATTACATGACAGACCTTCATTAATTCTTTTATTTTTTTATCTATGTGATAATTGCCAATACATATTATTGGATTGATTGTTAGTTCTTCTAATCGCTGTTTTTTCGTTTTCTTTGGCCGAATAATTTTAATTAATGAATTGATGCCGCCCTTATCACCATTATTCATACCATCTATTTCGTCCATTATTATGGCAATACGTTGTATCTTTTTGTAAAACATACTGATAATATTTTTATCCGCCATATTGTGTTTAGTAATCGTATCAATTACTGTTTTATTACGTATATCGCCCGCATCATATTTAATAATATCATAATTCATCTCTTTAAGAATATTATTAATAAACGTGCTTTTTCCGATACCCGGATTACCGTATATGTATATCCCCTTTTTTGTAGTTAAATTGTTTTTGTTATGTTCAAAGTCTTTAAGTATACTTTTTATTTTAATTTCGTCTTCTTCTCTTCCCAAAATATGATTTATATTTATATTGTTCATATATATTCAAATACTATCTTTTTATGTTTATTTTTTAACTCAATCATGTATTTTTGCGTATTTTACAAGCAATTGGTGAATTACTTGTTTGCTTTTTGTGGCCCGCTCCTCAAAACAATAATCATTCAAAAAATCAATATAATTTAAATAATAGCGACCTTTATGGTAAAAATTGACAGTGTTTAACCACTTATGCCAGTTGTCTGATACCAGCCGATTAACCACAAAATAGTTGTCTTGTTTTACCATTGCGCGTATATAGATTTCTATTTTATTTATAGGAATAAGTTTGAATATAAAGTTGTGGTATTGTAAATAAAAACTTTTGGTTAAAAATAGTTTGTATCTAGGAAGCATATACTCTAAAATAATTAGCTGTATGTCATTTGGCAAATCTTGTATGGCCTTTGGCAAATCTTGTATAGCCTTTGGCAAATCTAATAAATGTCGTGTAGCATTGACTAGCATTATATTATGCTGTAGTTATTATTAAATATTTTACATTTAATAAAATATTATGATGTCATAGTTGACATATCGCAAGGATTTTTAGCTCCATAAGTAATACCATCCCATGTAATACCGCACGCATTCGCCCATTTATATTTAGCACAAGTACCATCCGATGAATTATAAGGTGCTTGATCAAAATTCATAGTGGCAGTATTACAAGTGCCTAAATTATGAGTATTAACACACTGTTGTCCATTGCCGGACATATCTATCCAGTAATCGGGGCATTCACCAACTATGGGAGGCCATGAATCGCTATCAGATGATTTAGATAACGTAACTCCTATAACTATCAAAATGATTATTAATAATATAGTAGCAATTGTTAGTATTATTTTTTGAAAAGACATTATATAAAATAAATATATATTTTTTTTATGAATATATAATAATATGAATAATATTAATAATAAAACCTCAAATGGCCGTGTAGAC